GAAGATTATGGTCAAAAAGACCATAGCCTCCATGGGAAAAGTGAGAGCTGAACCCATAGACGCGAACTTGGCCAAACGGATTTCTCCGTGACCAGGTACATCAGCCTTCCGAGAGCGGCTAGCATCCACTGCCCGATACAACCACGGGTGGTGGAGTAGCATCTCTCGTACGAGCTGATTAGAAACGCGATCGGAGGCTTCACTCAAATCGAGTGTAGCCAGGTTCCTATAACGGGAACCCTCCTCGGCCATACGCTGATTAGGCGTCTGGTCAAGGAACCCGAGAAGGTTCCAGAGGGTGTCATTCCTCTGAAGAGCCTTCCGCAAACTGCGGAGGACCGCTTGCTGTGCGTATTGCATAGCAGTCGGTTCCGCCGCAATAATGCGAGGCGTTTCTAGTGTCTTAGGTACAGATATAACCCTAACGGGCTTCTCTGCACCGGGTTCGAGGTGGTCAATACCGAAGTACTGGTCAACGAATGACCAGTTCGGGAGAAGAAATTCCCCAGCGGGGAAGATCGACTCCAGTCGGTCAGTCCAGGAACTAAGTCGATATTTTGCGTTTGCACGCAATCTATCGGCAGTAGCGCCCGGACCGTGTTTCGGAATCATCTCACCATAGTAGGCCTCACGGTCTACTACGGTAAGTACATCCCGAAACAATAACGCTGACATCCTTCCAAAATCCTCTAACAACTGAGGACTTCGGTTGGCGTCAGCGATCCTGACCTCCTTCTCACACTCAACATAGTCAGACATAGCGGCCCTCTCCCTTGCATCACTGCAAGGGAGCTGGATCTTTCCAAACATCAGTGTTAACTGACGAATGGATCGAATTGCATCTATATCCGGCTCGTTGAGCAACTCACCACTAGCACGGTCGAACACACGATCGAGGAAACCTCCGAGAAATCGGGGGAGACCTGCTCTCCAAGAAAAACCTTGGAAGAGATCGCGATCGACCCATCCTCGGTCAAGACTTTTTTGGAAGTCTTTTCCGAATTTGGGTAGGGTTATCGTTAAAAACGATAACCCCTCATGTTCGCACCGACACGTGACTATTTTGTAGTCACGGGTGGCGCTAGTGCACAACTCGTTAGCACATTCCTGTGCTAACACTTTCCAGAGCAACATCAGGCTTTTCAAAGCCCCTCCTTTATAGAGGTGTGCTTTCCTTAGCCAATGTTGATGCGTTGAATGGCCGACTGCACTTTTTAATGCAGCCGACCAGACAACAGCCGTCGTCAGAATAGATGGTTTATTCAGACCACCTAGACTGAGACCTCCTGTACTGATGTGTTGGTTGATGCCACCCATGTTCACGGGTTTCATCATCAACATCGGGCTCGACCTCAGGAATGTAATCTCTTACATAATGAGGACGATGCCGAGGTCGACGTTCGCGTACTTCACGCGAAGGTCGCCCACCAGAAACAGCCCTAATCGCGTACACACCAACCGCTCCCACAAGTGCTGAATCAACAGCCGAGTGGATGAGAGGTAGGATGTGATGTGCGGTCAGGACTCACCACCAAGAATCTTGGTGATGAGGAGATCCGAAGAAGCAGCAATCATGGCCTTGTAGCCATCATATACTGCCTTCGCCTCCGCATTCGTGTATCCCGCAACCGGCAAGTCAAAGACGGTATATACAGACATACCGACCTTGACATTGTTGGCGGGGATAAACGGATCAGAGGTGATCTTCGAATGGTCAACCCTGAGAGTCCGCCGTGTACGGCGCCCGTAGGCGCTTTGTGCACTTAGGACTACCAGTCCATCCGCACTCTGGTACTTACCGAGATTCTCACCCGAAACAGTTTTGGGCAAGGAAATCGGTGTACCCGAGATTGTAATGGACTGTGGATCGGCAAACGCCATTGGCGTGCTCCGTTCTCGTCACTTATTTCGTGACGGTGGTGTTTTTGACAGTGAACTGTCTAGGCACTTCGGGTGATACCCAAAGCACCCAGAATCGAGACCTGGAGTGGAGACAAACCATCCCAGGTAATCCCGAATCCAAAGGGGCTTGCCGGTACTCGTTTCTTCGTCTCTGTTACGAGACGAAGAGGGGGTACCGTAAGATCGGGACGTCCATAAATACCGGACTTCCCGAAAAAGGTATAGATATCTGTTTTGATGGAATGTTCCATCATATATCCATACCGCAAGACCAGACCGAACTGTTGCCACTGGCTGAGGTTGTGTAAAACATCCCCAGCATTAGTGACCCAGTCGACGGCCCAGCTCCACGGAGTCAATTCCCAGAGAACTTCTGGGGTCAGTGATACGCCGAACAACTTATCGGCATTCGCTGCACTATCAACCATTCCCTTCCGAGAGTCAAAGTCGGAAGGTAGATGGTAGGTAAATGCACCGGAAAACCACTGACGTCTAACGGTCTCTGACCGCTTGACAATTGTTCCGTAGCCATCAGGCGCAACCAATGAACTCTCAAAATCGGAGTCAGCAGCCGCTCTTGCGAGCGACGTGTTGGTCCGAAATATTGAGTCATCAGTTGCGCTTTTGTCCAATGGAAAGTTGTAGGTGCGGCGAACCGTCCTGCCAGAGTCCCGCTCAAACTGTTTTAATACAGTCTCAGCGTGGACGACGGCGTCACGTATGTTTGTGACGTCGCTGACAAGCGGAAGCCATCCAAAAACCGTGTTGAGAAATTCATCTCCGGCCCTAAGGGCCACACGGGTTCTGGATTCCAACGCTCTAAGGAGTGGCACTGAAGGAATTCCATCCTTCAATGTTTCCCCAAGGAACGTTGCAGCATCTGCAACTGAATTAGTCGGCGCGCAACGAGCTATCGCCGTGGTACCCATACTCTGAAGAGCCGAATCACTCGACTCTGCAGATGTGGGCCACGAGATACCTCCTGCGCCTGAGGGCGTAACGGCCCACACGGGTCCGTCATAGCGACGTGCTATTCCGGACAGTGTGCGCTTTAACGTCACCCTATGTGAAGGATTTCCTTCAACATAGGATCGGGTCGTGTAAAACGGCCCGCCCAGATCTCCGGTAACTCCGCCTTTCGGTGGAGGCCAGGGATGCCCTTCCGAAACAGTAACCTGTTTCCCCGTCAACGACACCTCACGAAAAGGGCCGCCCGCCTGTGGAACATCGTTCCCAGACGAATCGGTCCTTGTCCTT